GAAGACGATGGGCTCATTGAGCTTGAGCAATCGCTAGACTTCCTGCTTAAGGAAGTAGAAGACTGATCTTCACGCTAGAAGAAGATTAGACTTAACATAGCCGCCTTGGAGAGTCGCTTTGGCTGATCAGAGAATCTCGCAACTTCCGTCATTGCCTCAGGCGGCAGTAGCCTCTGGCGATCTCCTCCCCATTGCCGATGTTTCTTCGTCGCAGACCAAGAAGGTAACGGTTAGCGACTTGATGAACGCTGGCATTGCACTAGTGCCAAGCGGCAGCATTAACCTGGGCTTGCTTGACCAAGCTAGTGCAACGAAGATTGGAACAAGTGGCATTGCAGACGATGCCATCACTGCAGCGAAGCTGGCCAACGACAGTTCGATTGCAGTTCAAACCACGGCTCCTAGTGGTGACAACTTTGAAGGGCGTGGCTTCTTCAATAGCTCCACTGGGAATCTTCAGGTTTACAACGGCAGCGCCTATCAACAGGTTGTACTGGGCGCTTCAGGAATCAGTGATGGCTCGATCACTGCGGCAAAGATCGCCAGCGGCACCATCACAACGGCTCAGATTAGTGCTTCGGGGCTCGGCACTGCAGCGTATGCCGATGGCAGCGTAACGGCTGCGAAGATCGCCAGCGGCACCATCACTGCTGCTCAGATTGCTAGTGGCACGATCGCTGCTGCTCAAGTGGCTGCAGGCTCTATTGGGACCACTCAGTTGACTCCCAGTGGCGTCACCTACGACCGCATTCAGAACGTTTCAACCGACCGGCTCCTGGGACGCAGCTCTGCAGGTAGTGGCACTGTTGAGGAGGTAACTTGCACAGCAGCAGGAAGGGCGCTCCTGGATGACGCTGATGCGGCAACGCAACGCGCCACCTTGGGACTGGGTAACTTGGCTCAAGCAAGCGGTGCTTGGACGGATGGAAGCAGCTTCAGCGGCACCAGCACTGGCACTAACACGGGCGATCAAACCATCACGCTCACTGGAGATGTTACCGGCACGGGAAGCGGCACCTTTGCCACTACCATTGCCAGTGGCGCAGTGGGCTCTGGAGAGCTTGCTGACGGGGCAGTGATCACTGCCAAGCTCGGCAATAATGCAGTGACGGCGGACAAGCTAGAAGACAACTCTGCCGTGGTAGTGGCCGCCTCTACTCCTGTGGGGAGCGGAGCCTTTGTCGGTCAGCAGCACGTCAATAGTGGCACGGGCTTTGAGTACACATGGACTGGAAGCGAATGGCAGCGTCTCCATGGTATTTCTGAAATCAGCTTTTCTGGCTCTACTCCGCTGGTGTTTTCCGGCTCTTACCCTGACAACTTTAGTGCTGTCATCTATGTCAGTGGAAGTCCGCAGGCTGCAACAACATTCTGGGCTGGCCCTGAAACCGGGGACGATGCCGCTCCTGTATTCCGCTCCATTGCCGCTTCTGATTTGCCGCTTGCGACTAGCGGCTCTCCTGGCGCAGTGCAGCCTGGTACAGGCTTGGCCGTGGCTAGTGGAGTTCTTGGCCATGTGAATGTCGTATCAGGGCAAACCATCAATGGCTTCACTTTCGACAACGAAGGACACATCTCTGCCGCAGTTGCGCTGTCGTCTTCGGACTTGCCCACGCTCGATGCAAGCAAGATTGGCACTGGCACATTCGGCACCGCACTGATTGCCAATGATGCCATTACGGGCGAAAAACTGGCCGACTATTCCACGGCCAAGATTGGAGAAACCACGCCTGTTGCTGACTTCGTTGGGCAAATCTTCTTCAATCCATTGGACAAAGCGTTCTACCTCTGGGACGCAAACGTTTGGCAGCCAATTGGCGTAACTGTTGGCGAGATCGTCTTTGCTGGTACTTACGATGCCTCCGTTAATCAAGTGGAGAGCACAACTGCTGCTGGCACTGCAATCGGCCTCACTGCCGGCAGTGGCCTGCCTGCGGCATCTTCGACCAACTCCAGCTACTACGTTGTCGTTTCAGCGTCTGGCACCGGCAGCTCTCCTGCGCCCTCTGGCACCCTGATTCCGCCCGATCTGCTTCTGTCGGATGGCACAGCATGGCGCGAGATTGACGTGAGCAGCACCTATGGTGCGCAGTCGGCAGTCAGCACGTCCTTCACTCCTTCCGGGACGATTAGCAGCACCAATGTGCAGGCCGCCATCGAGGAGGTGAATAGTTCTGCGCTGCAGAAGAGCGGCGACACGATGACCGGCGAACTGCTGATTGGCAGCGCAAGCAGTCTCAAGTTTGAAGGCACCACTGACAACGGCTTTGAAACCACCCTCGCAGTGGTTGATCCAACGGCAGACCAGACAATCACCTTCCCCAACGAAACCGGCACTGTTATCACCAGCGCAGGCTCTGGAGTGGTGACTAGCACGATGATCCTTAATGGCACCATTGTCAACAATGACATCAATGCCAGCGCAGCCATTGCCGGCACAAAAGTCGATCCTGACTTTGGCTCGCAAGACGTTAAGACCAATGGCGTGGTCTATGTCGGTCAAGATACAACGCTCACCCCTGGCCTGAGTAACACCACTGTTGGCCATGCGGTTCGGGACAATGGAATGGTGCATCATTCCACTGCCAGTGGAGACACCCCGCAAAGCCTCAACAGGAACGGCGATGGATCGGTGGTTTCTATGCGGCGCAGTGGTAATCAAGTGGGCAGCATTTCTGTTACTACTTCCACAACGTCCTATAACACCAGTTCTGACTACAGGCTTAAGGAGAACATTGAGCCTATTTCCGCCGCCGTTGATCGACTGCTGCTGCTGAAGCCATGCCGCTTCAACTTCATCGCCGAGCCTGGACGCACGATGGACGGCTTCTTGGCGCATGAGACGCAGGCTGTAGTGCCAGAGGCTGTGACTGGCCCGAAGGATGGCGAGGAGTATCAGCAAATGGACGCTGCCAAACTTGTGCCGCTGCTAGTGGCCGCATTGCAGGAAGCCATCGAGAAGGTGGAAGCCCTTGACAGCCGCATCAGTGAGCTGGAACAGGCTTAAACTGTTCCTTTCCGTCGCCCCTCCATGGCAGTCAAGAGCAAGGCAGGCACCTCCAGCACCAAGCTGATCATCGTCCACAAGCCCAAGACCACTAGGCAAGGCAACAGCAGGCGCAATAGCAAGCCTCGCGGCACTCGCAAGCTACGGATCGGCCAAGGTAAAAACTGATTGACAATGGACATACAGGGGGCTACCGTTTGGTGGCCCCTTTGTTTTTCCATGGCCTTCGTCAACACTGTTTCCTTTTCCCATCGCTTCTCCACTGAAGAGGCAGACTTTGGCCCTTCTTACGAAGAAGTGAACATCACTATTTCCAACGACAATGCACGCGCATTGTGCGAAGGATTCTTTCGGTTTGCCATGGCCACTGGCTACTTGCCTATTTCCATCCTCAACGCTTTCATTGACATGGAAGAGGAGTATGGCTTCCTGCGACGCGGAGACGTTACACTGAAGACTGACGCCATGGAATAAAAAATGGGACAAGTTGTTCGCGGTGGAGAGCAGTTTGAAACGCACATCCAAGCAGACCATCGCGGACAACTGCTTCAGCAAGGCCCTGACAGTGGCATGTTTGATGCGTTTGGCAGACAACGCTTCAGCCAGCCATTCAAACTATTTGATTCCATGCTGCGCTATAGCAAGCGCACAGATCAATGGGACGAAAGGACAGTTGGTTCTGGAGCGACCAACTACCTGACAAACGAAAGCTCTCTTGAGCTGACCGTAACTACTGCATCTGGCGACAGTGCATTGCGGCGCACTCGTAGGCACTTTCCTTATCAGCCTGGAAAGTCCATGCTGGTACTGACGAGCTTTGTTGGCAATGAGCCTATGCAGGGGCTAGTGCAAGAGCTTGGCTACTTTGATGATGAAAATGGCATCATCCTTAGGGCGGATGGAGAAGACATTAAGCTGGTCATCCGCAGCTCAGTGACTGGCTCTCCAGTGGAGACGGCAGTAGCGCAGAGTGCATGGAACATCGACACATTCCCTAGCTTTGACTTCTCCAAGGCCAACATTCTTGCAGTGGACTTTGAATGGTTGGGCGTGGGGCGCGTAAGAGCAGGGTTTGTCATTGATGGTGAGATGCGCTATTGCCATGAGTTCAATCATGCCAATAACATTGATACCGTCTACATGACTTCAGCCATCCTGCCGTTGTCTTACAGGATTGCCACTACTTCCACCATTGCCTCTCCGGCTCGACTGAAGCAGATTTGCTCCAACGTGACCAGCGAGGGTGGCTATCAGCCGACTGGTCCCATCTACACGGCAGGACGTGGCGTGGACGGCTTTACTGCCATTACAAGCGAGACGATGGTGGCTGCCATTCGCATGGCAAGTGGCCGCACTGACAATGTGATCATTCCCGCGCAAGTTGATGCAAGTGTTGGCGGCAATCCTGCGTCCAACGTGGTGGCGCAGTGGAGGCTGCGGCTGAATCCAACGATCAGCGGCACTTGGCTTCCTGCTAGCAATGGTCGTGGCAATGTAGAGGTGATGAGTAGCGGAACATTTAGCGGCGGCACCATCGTTGGCGCTGGACTGGTTGCATCGAGAAGCTCGATTGAGTTTGATCCTGAGAGCGGCATCGAGCTTGCCCTTGGGCAAACCATCAGCGGAATTAGCGACGTGATCGCGCTGACTGTTCAATGCAGTTCGTCGGAAAATGCTACGGGCCTTCTAGGGTGGAGAGAGGTGGTATAACGCCTTCGTTTATGGCTATGCTTAGAATGGTGGAACTGCCTGGCAAGCGATGATCTATCCCGCATCTTACGACATTACCATCCTCCAGAACTCCACCTACAAGACTTCTCTGAGGGTGACGCAAAGGCGTAAGACTGTCACCGGTGTAGTGGTCACCTTGAGCGTGCCCAAGTTTGTTGCACCATGCCACAAACTCACGGCTAGCGGCAAAGTGGTGTTTGCTCCATCAGGCACGTCAACCCTGCCTTGCGACGTTGATGCGAACACTGTTTACTACGTCATGAGCAGCGGACTCACGGACGATGAGTTCTATGTGAGCACCACTTCTTCCGGGACTTCTATCGTCGTTGATGATGCCGGCAGCGGCACGTTCTATGTTGCCACTCCCGTCAACTTGAGCGGCTATACCATTGATGCTGACTTGGCACAAGAGATTAGCGGCACGCAAGTGGCAACGTTTAGTTGCACTGCAACAGATGCGGCGAATGGCTTGTTTGACATGGTAATGGCAGCTACTACCACTTCCGGCCTGGAATCTGGACGCTATGGTTACGACGTGAGCCTAACCAATGCAAGTGGAGAACGCTATTACTGGGTGAGCGGCATTGCAACTGTGCAGCGCACCTACTCCAGGAACTGATGATGAAAGCCTTTACTAGCGACGTGCTTACAACGCTTGAAAATAGCTCCACTCAGTTGATTGTTGCTGGCAATGGCGAAGGCTAGGTCTTTCCATTTCCCATTGTCTCTTATCATTGCCACTTAGGAATCTGTCGTCATGGCCTGCACCAAGGAAACCTACACCGCCACCGCCACCTGGACACTAAGCCAGGTGGCCGATCTGTTTCGTGATGCGTTCATCGACGCGGGACTGATGACTGATTGGTATGACTCGTTCGTAAGCAGCGGCTTCGAGAATAGGATTTTGGAGGTTGTTTACGATGCGACCAAGGCCTACGGCAAAACATACTATTGGTTCAAGTTCGGACCAGGCGGTCACCCTGCGTCACTAAACATTGCAACGGGGTGGAACAATGTTACGCATCTTCCCACTGGGACTCAGTATCTCGACTATTTCGACACCAACACAAATCAGAATAACTTTTTTTACAGCTATGCGATTACTGGAGGGTTGTCAAATAACAGCACGGCTCAACTAACCCGCTACACTTCAGGCGTCAATCCAGGCGTAAGTTGGTTCGTGATTAACGCAAGCGGAAGTAGAAGGTGTTTTACCATAGCTAGTGCAACCGAAAACATTTGGAGCGCGATCAATCTTGACAACGGATACCTTTCTGGGTTTCATTATACTATTTTGAGCACGAGCGGTAACATGGGGACTATTAGCTGGGGGATAGGTCCGCTTCTGAGAAGGGAAGTCAGCAGGGGACAAGCGTTAAGGGGGGCTACGGATTGGACTAGCTACGTTGGATCCATCGCAAGCGAGCGTTCTTTGGGTTATGCGGCTGTTGGACGCCAAGACAACGGACAAGGCAACAACTGGAACATTCAGCAGCCGTTTATCTTTCTGCCAGTAGGGTCTTCTTCCGCTAATCCTGCCTTCACGCAAAACAGCAACCCCGTATTCCACAGCATCCCATACAGCCCACTGGTCGCGCCGCTGCCAAGCGATTTCGGGATTACTTTCCACTACGCCACCAACATCTTCAGCATTGGCGATACGTTCGTTGTAAGTGCAGGCACTGAGGAATGGGAAGTTCTTGACTTCTATGCCAACGGTTCCTCTGTCACAGGCGCCTCTCCGTTGTTCTTGGCGAGGATGGTCTGATGGCCACCATCAATCAGAACCCAGCAGGGCAAACCAGCGTCACACTGTCAGGGATCAGCTTTAACAACATTGTCGCCACTGCTCCGCCGATTCGCGTACCAGCGCGGTTTACTGTTGACAGCGCCAGTGTTGCCGTTTCGTTTGGTTCCGTCACTACCAACATCACCACCGAAGCCATCCTCGCCGGATTGGTGACAGTTACTGATGCACTGGGCAACACTGCAATGATTGCCAACGTCAATAATCCTCCCGCCGTGGTAAGCCTAGAGGATGATGCTCTAGTTGCAGTGGCAGACACCGACTCACCATCGCTGACCATTTTTGGAGCAGCAGCAATACTGTAGCCATGACTAGCGATCCCTTCTACGATTTCAACGCGCTGCCGCCACCAAGTGGTAACCCGTGGGCAACAACTACTACCAGTGCTATTGCAGAAAACCTGGGCGTGTTTATCTTTGATGAGAGGAGCGGACGCATGCAGGCATTAGAGGTTGAGGGTGTTGAAACCATTGCGGTGCAGACAAGATTTTCCGAGCCATAACCAGCCTGCAGTCCGCAAGTTGCCAGTTCACACTTAGAATGGCTTCATAGCACCAGCCTCCAATGCAGTCTCCTGGTTCCTACGACATTACCATCTATCAAGGGGCCACGTTTGAGCTTGAGCTGGAGTATGCCGACGAAAACAATACGCCCGTCAACATGAGCGGCTATACCGTCAGCGGTCAACTATGGAACAGGCTAGGCACTTCTCGCCTCGCCACATTTACAACGCAATGGACAGTGCAGGCTAGCGGCATGTTCAAGCTGACACTGCCTGCTTCTACGACAAGCGGCATCACGGAGCAAGGACGCTACGACGTATTGATCACCGAGCCTGGTGGTACAAAATACTACCTCTTGGAGGGCGCGGCGCAATGGAACCCAGGGCTGAGCTATAGACCATGAGCATCACGATCAACGAAAACGCTGCAATAGTGGCGGTTACTGAGCGCAATGTTCGCACTGTCGCTCAGGCGCCAGTTACAAACCTCCTCAAGATCAAAAGCATTGGTCCGCAAGGCCCTGTTGGTCCAAGTGGTGCAACTGGCGCCTCTTTTTCGGGAAGTCAATTTCTTGACTTCGCCGCCATTGAAGCTCTTGATAGTGGCGACACTGGGGTTCTCCTTGAGTGGGATGGAAACCTGTTTTCCCCATCCAGTGGCATTATTGATGGCGACATTCTCCAGCCTGCTCAAACACTCTACGAAGATGTTACGCTAGGGGAGAACAGGAATGGTATTTCAGTGGGGCCTGTGACCATTGCATCCGGGGTTGCTATTACCGTTCCGTCTGGCGCCACTTGGGCCATCATCTAAGACATGGCATTTGGAACCGTCAAAGTTGATGCGCTGGAAAGCGCCGTAAAGACTGTACAAGTCGGTCAGATTGTTGCCGTCAGTGGTGTAGCAAGTGGTGAGTCGCCAGTATGGAATGGAACGACATGGGAGGGAGACGTTATAGAAGGGGAAACAAACTTATCGTATGTCACATCTACACGCACACTAAATAGCTCTACTGGCAGCGGAGTGATTCTGCCGCTTGTGACGACCAGTGGAGATGGTTTGTTGAGTGCAACAGATAAGGCTAAATTAAATGGCATTGCCTCTGGCGCCACTGCGAACATCGGCACTGTAACCAGCATCGAACTGACGGCCCCCAGTGGCTTGGTGGTTTCAGGGGGTCCGATTACCGGCTCGGGAACTTTGACGCTCGCTTACGCTAGCGGCTTTCAGGCTTTCACGGAAAGTGAATCGACCAAGCTAGCCGGCGTTGCTTCCGGCGCGGAAGTAAATGTCAATGCTGATTGGAACGCTGGTTCAGGCGATGCGCAGATTCTGAACAAGCCCACCTTGGGCACTGCAGCAGCGACCAATTCGACAGACTACGCTCCTGCAGCGCAGGGAGTGACCAACGGGAACAGCCATGACCACAGTGGTGGTGACGGAGCCCAGATTGCCTATAGCAGTCTGTCCGGTTTACCCTCAATCCCTACAGCCGCTGATGCGGCACCATCAGGACTGGCTGCTACAGCAGCGGTGGGTGTCAGCACTGACTACGCCCGCGAGGATCACCAGCACCAGCGGGATGCCGATGTGATTGTGGTGCCAGTGGGCGATGAAAGCACGGCGCTGACCACCGGCACGAATCGCGTCCGGTTCAGGATGCCCTTTGCTGCCACACTGCTGGCGGTGCGTGCTGCCGTCAACACCGCACCCACTGGCTCCACGCTGATCGTGGACATCAACGAGGCAGGCGTCAGCGTGCTGGGCACCAAGCTCAGCATTGACGCCACTGAGTTCACCAGCACCACGGCAGCCAGTGCCGCAACGATCACCGACAGCTCCTTGGCGGATGACGCCGAGATCAGCATCGACATCGACCAGATCGGCAGCACCGTGGCGGGTGCGGGCTTGAAGGTCAGTCTGTTCGTGCGGAGGGCTTGATCATGCGCAACCTCGTGTTGTTTGACACCCAGACCAGCCTGATCAGGGACTATCCGAGGGTGGATGATGAACCTGTTCAGGGCCTCGACCCGCGCTACGTGGTGCTGCGCGTGGTGCGCGAACCCGCCCCCGAACCAGGCCCCGGCCAGCAGGCCAGCGAAACCCGCGTCGTCGATCTGGAGGCGCTGGAGTGGCGATGGGGCTGGAGCGTCGAGGATGTGCCGGTGCCGGTGCCGCCAGGGCCGAACTACCGAGCGTTCTACGACGCCCTGCTGGCCAGCCAGGTGTATGGCGCCGTGGTGGCCACGCCGGGGAAGTCTGGCGATCAGGCCGCTGCGATGACGGTGTTCCTTGGGGCGATTCAGGACTGCCTAGGCGGACGTGAGAACCGCCCTGCACTGCAGCAGGCGATCTGGCTGCTGCTGGGGCAACTCCAGCTCAATGCCACCGGCCTGGCAGAGCTGCAGGGTCTGATGGATGCGCACCGGCTGGTCGGGGTCTACAGCCTGTTCCCGATGCCGCCGGCGGAGAACATCGGCCAGAGCTGGACCGACGCCGCTGGCGTTGAGTGGGTGGTGGTGCAGGCCCGCGATGGGGACGGCCAGTTCTTGGCAGATGACCCCGCGACGCCTGAACGGGAATCACTGGTCTGGCAGAGGGCAAGCTGATGGC